TTTTTTGCTAGTGTCCAGGCAATGTACATTTTAACGGCTAACTCAGTTTTTCCGTATCGTGGAGGTATATTAATTATAAGGCGCTTTATTTCGCCGTTATGTACTTTGTGTAATGTGTTGGCTAATGTTTTGTGAAACTCTGCTGCCTCGAATTTATTTCCGGTGTTTTCTTTGAAAATATAACGAGTAAAAAACAAAAGCGAATCTTCACATTTTTGTTTAATTATTTCGTTAATATTCATCGTTTAGAATGTCGTCTATTTTCTTTTTTGCTTCGTCAGATATTTTACTTGTACTTACTTGCGCAGTCATTTCTACTTCCTTACGCTCTACATAACCTCGTTTTTTTCCTTTAGTTTTTAAATAGAAAATCGTTGCCGTTGTGTTTCCGTCTTTTATTTGTTGATGCAATTGAGATTCAGCAAAATCTAAAGTTAGGTTTTGTAATTCATCAACTGAGGCCCTAAAGTCCTGGTCATTGTTGTAATACTTATAAAATGTACTTCTATTACAATCAACTATTTTACACGCCGTTGTAACTACTCCTAATGATTTTTCTAACGCTTCTAAAAGATTTGTTTTTAATATGTTGGTTTTTGTTGCCATATCGCAAAGTTAAAAAAATATTAATACATAAAAAAACCTCCTATTTCTAGGAGGTACAAACTCAAATTTTATGAAAAAGAATTTTAAACTTGGTCGTTCTAAATTCTTTGCTAAATTAAACCTTTTGTTTTGATTATGCAAATTTTAATAGCACCAATTTGGTATTTCAGCTTGTTCTTCAACTACAAATTTATTGTTAATTTTTGACAAAACATTGTACCAATCATCCATTAAAAACACGTTTCCGTCATTTGTTGCAACATTATACAAAAGTGATCCTAAAGCATCTACTGCATCGCTTAAATTATCGAATTCTTCCTCACACTCAATATTAAAGTTGATTTGTTGATTATCCTGGTATTGCACATTATAGGCGGTAACATTTGCAATGTAACCATACCAAACTGCTCTAGCTATAAAATTTTCTTTTGACTCAGCTGCGTATTTATTCCTTTTCTTAAAAAAATCAAACTCAGACGCAAACTCTTGAACTTCTTTGTTTTTACTTAATGTGTTGTAGATTTTTGAAATTTCTTTTTCTGACTTTAAATTTACCGACATAATATTTTATTTTTAGTTATTAATAATACCCAAAACTAAAAATATTTTTTTAATTAGCCAAATAAAATTAAAAGTTTTTTTTAATCTAAGCCTTTAAATGCTTTTAATGGATAAAAAACTAAACTATTTCTGTAGCCGTCTTTAGCAGTTGGAACTATTGGCGTAACTCCGTGGACATTTCGCCAAGCCGGATAAACTAACATAGAGTTATCGCAACTGTCCATAGTAGCATCATAATCTGGAACAGTAGTGTTGCCTCCGGTTGCATTATTTTTTTTTGCTATAATTACATTCACACATCCTTTTATATTTCCATTATCTCTATGGAAAGGTGCCGGAATATTGTAATTTGATATACTGCTTGTAAACAATTTTCCAAACCTCCATTGTTTAGGAACATTTTGCTCAATTAATTCTTTTTGATTTTTGTAAACATTTGGAATAATTTTTTGTATCAACTTTTCACTTTCGTTACATAACATAAGCATAGCTTTAATGAAAGTTTGCGCAGTTTTAACATTGTGAACACTACTAATAGTGGGGTAAGGCCTACGCATATGTGGTTTTGGAGGAACACTACCTATAATTGTGCTATACTGCAACACTTCTTTGTCGGAATCAGCAAAACCGCTAGATCTTTTCATTACACTTTTAGGGACATTCTTACTTCTTAACTCTTGATTAGCTAAAGCTGCTAATTTTGACGCTTTTTCAGAATGTTTTGATATATCTTTGATATAAAAACCAATCGCCTCGTCTCCATCATAAAAAACAACATCCTCTGTAATATTTGGATTTATATGTCCGCAAATATCTCCTATTTTTGTATTATGCTCTATTTTTGATAATTGTAGTTTTTTCATTTTATTTTTTTTCTTGTTTTAGTTTTTCTATCAACATCATACCAACGTAGGCACCTTGCTCTCTCCAGTATTTGACTAACTCAAACGCTTCCTCGTAATCCTCTAATTCAAAAGGGATCTGTATTGCTTTTTTAACTCCGTTTTTCATATCCTCTAAATCAGATGAAAAATCTTCATCATCTAAAATGGAGTAATCAACATCTTCCTCTGGCTGCCAAACGTCAAGGCCCCAGTCTGCTAACTGTTCAGTATTCCACTCATTCGCTAATATATCCCAATCCCATTCTCCAAAGCCTACATTGTCTTTAACAATAAACTCTTTCTTTTGTTCTTCTGTCCAACCCTCAGCAATATCAATCCAAACCTCAAACAACCCGGCAGACTTACAAGCCTTTAAACGCATATTTCCACCAAGAACAACCATATCTTCATCAACTACTATTGGCCGTTTCTCTAACATCTCGGGAAACGCCTTAATTGACTTGACTAATTTTTTAAATTTGGAATCTTTTATAAATCTTGGATTGTCCGGATTTTCTTTTACCGACGCAATATTTACTTTTTGCTTCATTTGTTATTTTTTAAAGTAATACCAACCGCTTTTTTTTTCTTTTTCTAAAACGCCTTTCCTTTTGTAATGATCTAGGGCCTGGTTTTCCCATAGTTGCCAATCAATTATTTTTTCAATTAATTCATTCATTGTTTTGGCACTCAGGTTGAGTTCTTTGTTGTCGCCTTTTTTAACGACTAAAGTAATATTTTCCATTGTATTTTGTTTTATTTGTTACTTGTCTTGTGTAAACCAAACAAAAGAAATTCCAACCACCGCAATAAAGAATTGCAAACAATGTTCTGTTTCTCCGGTCAAATCTGTTTCTCCAAAGTTATCATCCATATTAGAGTTCCAATAATTAGCGCCAAAGCAAATTCCAAAAATTGCAAAAATAGTTGTGTTAAAGTTTATGTTCATACTTGCCAGTATTTTTTGTAAATATACAAATATAATTCTATAACTTTTTTTTGTGCTTCCTCTTGTGTGTATATTTTTGGCGATATTTTTTTGTCGCCATTCTCGTTAATTTCAACTTTCAAACCCTTTTTTGTAGGTAAAACGCCAACAGTAATATTGTTTTTTATACACCATTGCATTGCCTTTTTATGTTGGTCTGTTTGCGGTATATTTATTTTTTTCTTTTTAGGCATTAGTATATTGTTTTTATTATACTATTTGCTACTGCCTCAACAACATCAACTGTTACTGCATTTCCGCACATTTTATATCGTTGTGTATCACTTATTTTACCACTTTCTCCGTACTCAGTCCAGTTATCTGGAAAGCCTTGTAATCGTTCACATTCAATAGGTGTTAGTCTTCTGATTTTGTTATTTACAACTAAATTATCTTTTGTTACTGCGGTCAATGTGTTAGATGTTCCATTTTTATTAATTTCAATTTGTTGTACTGTTTTATTGTCTTTATTATATCTGCCACGCATAGCACCAATTACTGCTTGATTACAAGTAGTATCTAAAGTTTGTGCAACTCCTTTTCCAACTCTACCCCTACGTGTTTCTGAGTTTGGATTTGAATAATTTATACTATCCCCTTCAGCTGCTTCTTCATAACCTTTACTAGTTGCTGAATTTATTTTTATTATAGGAGTATCATTGGCAAACTTATAATAACTTTTGCAAATAGTTGGCATTACAATTTTGTTATGTTTTTTCTTGGATGAATTAGTATTCGATTTTTTTGCTTCTCTGATAGGAAATACTTGTCCTCCGCTTCCGTTTCCAAGATATCCGACAAGGTAGATTCTCTCTCTGTTTTGGGGTAGAAACCACTTTGTATTAAGCAATTGCCATTCAAGTCGATAACCCCCAATGTTGGTAAAGGCTTGGATAATTGCCCAAAAGTCCTCGCCATTATTTGAGGAGAATGTTCCTTTAACATTTTCCCAGACAAAAAAACGTGGTCTGCACTCATCGATGAGTCGAATTGCTTCGGTAATAAGGGAGCTGCGTTGTCCTCCCATCCCTTTACGTTTTCCAGCAAAACTAAAATCTTGGCAAGGCGATCCGAAAGTGATTGCGTCAATTTTTGGTAATTGTGTTCCTCGAACATCTGTAACTGATCCGACATAATTTGAATTTTTAAAGTTATTTTTATAAACGTCTATTGCGTATTTATCTACTTCTGAAAAGTATGAGTTTACTTCAAAACCCGCTTTTTCAAAACCTAAGTGAAATCCGCCAATCCCACTAAATAAATCTAAGTGATTAATTTTAATTTTTTTCATTTGTTTTATTTTTAAAATGGTACATCGTCATCGGTTATAACCTCAAACCTTTTTGTATTTAGATCAACATCCCTATAAACACCGCCGTTTTTAAAATCAGGAGCAATGTCAAAATCACCTAATTGGCCGTTTTCTTTTCGTTTTACTTTTTCAACATACATTTTTACAATATCCGAATCAAATTTTGTACGTTGTCCAATACATCTATAAACAATTAATCCGTTGTAGGCCTTATTAAAAAAGTCAGCCGAGCCACTTATATCATACAAAGTTGGCTTTTTATAGTTTCCGTTTTCGCTTTCTATTTTTCTAGGATGCGCCACTAAAAACAAATGTGTATTTGTTTGCTGACAAAATTGTGTGATTTCTGATAATACTTTTCCGATATAGGAATGGTCTCTTTGTGCCGAATGGTCGAGCATATTCCAGGGATCTATCACGCAAACATTAATTCCTTTTTGAAATACCAATTCTTTAAAATGGTTTAATATTGCTTTTAAAGTTAGATTCTCTAAATCTATCTTAACCCAATAAAAATGATCTTCAATAAAATCTTTTGTGTTGTTTAATTGGTTACTATCGCAATTTGTTTCGTTTAATTTATTGGCAATTCTTTTTATGTGGCCCTCGTATGGAAATGATTCAGGAGCAAAAATTGCGCATCTCATATCGTAGGTAGTTGCTAAGTTGCAAAATATTTGGTCAATTACGTCAGACTTTCCTGAATTTGGTATTCCGGTAACAACTGACCACTCTCCTAAAGACATTTTAAAATATGTGTCAGAGTTCGGTAAACCTATTGAATAGTTTTTAACTCCGGCCTCATTGTAATTTAAAACCGATTGCCAAATGTCATCAACATTTAAAACACCCTCCAAAGGGAAGTTTTTAGCGCCTTTTATAACATTCCTTAATGATTCAGCTCCCTTAGATATTAAAATCTCGTTAGCGTCGTTAAAATCGCCAAAATCAACGTATTTACAACGATACGCTCCAAACCTTCTTGCAAGTTCTTTTCTGAGTTCAATTCCCGGATTGTCGTTATCTGTGCAAAGTATTATTTCTTTTTTATCTTTAAAGTATTGCCAACAGTTGTCAAGGTATTCTAGTCTTTGGCTTCCTTTAGACGCACCATTTGGAACAGAACAAACTGAATAGATACCGGCTTCGTGTAAAGTTAAAGCATCCATCTCACCCTCGACAATATAAATTTTGTCCATTTCTTTGATATTGTCAAGGCCATAAAATATAAGTTCCGCACCTGAAACCATTTTAAAATTCTTTTGCGAATCTCTATATTTTACGTTTACAAGTTCATTCTCTCGGTAGTAGTTAAAGTTTACGGCTCTACGCTTTGCGTTTACTTGCGGAAAATATTCCATTGATTGCCCAACCTTCCAATGTTTTAAAGTTGGCTCTGTGATGCCTCTACCTTTAAACCATTCAATAACTGGATCAGAAATATTTAATTTGATTTTTTGAGGAACAATATACTCTTGCTTTTTCTCAAATTTTGTAGTTCCACCCCAACCGCAGTTGTGGCAATTCCAAAGGCCCTTGTCTAAATCTACTGACAAACATTTATCACGTTTGTTTTTTCTTGTATGGCTACACTTTGGGCATTGTGTTTTAATTTTGCCGGTCGTTTTGTTGCCGACATCAATATTGAAGTCTTGAAATGTTTTCATTAAGTTTTGTTTGTTTTCGCTAAATTAGAAAAAATATTTTAAATATTAAAACATTCTTATTTGTTGTTTGTGTTCGTTTATTCTTTTTATTGCTGCATTGTAATACTCTTTGTCTAATTCACAAGCAGTTAAATCATACCCTAAATTATGACAAGCCAAAGCAATAGAGCCAGAGCCTAAATGTGTATCTAATATCTTGTACCCCTCTTTTGCGTAATTCATTAAAATCCATTCGTATAATCTAATAGGTTTTTGTGTTGGGTGTATTCTTTTTTCTTTATTTTTCATATCATACTGCAACATACCAGACCATTTACATTTATAATTTCTTACGCTTGTTTTGAAATTTGTATAAGCTAACTCGCTATCTGCAAAATCTGAAGTCCCATTATCTTTATCCCAAACAATCCAACAACTACTATTAGCATTAGGTATATTTTCTATAAAATAATTTGCGCCCCAAATAATAACATTCTTACTAACTCTTAACAATTCAATAAAATAATCTTTGTTTGGTGCTTCACTGTCCCAATCTTTTTTAGTATAATTTATTTTTTTTGCCACACCACCTCCTTTGCCTTGTGATTGTTTATTAATACTTATCCCATAAGGAGGGTCAACAATAGCCAAATCAAAGTAATTATCTTCATACCTTGCCATTAGTTTCATATTATCTTCGTTTGTTATTTTCATTTTATAATTTATCTAATTTTGATATTTGTTTTTTTAAATCATCAATCTTTTGTTGCTTCAACTCTGATAAAAATTTAAGTCTTAAAATATCTAGTTTTCCAAGTAAAAACCAATCATCAGGATAATTTAGTTTAATATAGTTTTGAATTTCTTTTAATGTTTCTTCCATTTTTTTCTTTTTTTTCGGTTTTTAATTCTTGTTTCTTGTTTTGGTAAAGGTGTTTTATATTTTTTTGGGAAAAACCAATAAGTAAATCCTAAAATTGTATCGTAATCAAATTTTATCATACCACTTTAATTGTTTTGATTTATTAATATTTATTGTCGCTATTTCTTTGTTTGTTAAATTCTTGTTTTTAAAGTCTGTTGTTTTTGGTAAAGGTTTTTGAAACCATTTTAATTTTAGATCCTTTAACTCAAATAAAAAAATTCCTTTAGGTGTGCTATTTATGTATATTGGAACATCGCCAAACTTTTTTGATTCTTTTATTAGATATTCATATTTAGGCTTTTCAATAATTAGTTCCTGGTAATGCGCAGCTCTGCATTTTAGTTCAATTCTGTTTTTTGTTTCAATATCGTAACAATCAGATTTTGAAAAATTTTTACTTGTATCAACTAACAAACTGTAATAGTTTTTTGAAAGCCATTCAAACAAATCAGATTCACGCCATTTAGATAGGCTTTTACTTGTTACCATCTATAACGTATTTTTTTAGTTCCTGAAACTCTTTAGTTTGCAATGATTGTTTTATATTAAATTCATACAACTCTCCGCCTTTTGTTTTGGCTCCTAGTTCTTTTTGACCAGTTGCCGGTGAGGTATAAATATAATATTCAACAATCCCTTTTATTTTATTATAGCCTATTGGTTTAGTTTTAGAGCGATAATCTTCCATAAAACGATCAATGTACTTTATGCCGTTTTTGTCTGTATTTCTTAGTTTTAAAATGCTTAAAAAGTTTTTAGACCAAAACTGGTCATTTCTTAAATCTTTCGCCACATTGTAAACATCTCGTAAATTATATTTATCAATGCGCTGAATTTTATCTAAGCATTCCAACCATTTGTTTTTTTGCGCTTTTGTTTTCGGTCTATAATTTAAAGGAAAAAGGCTTATGAAATGTGGAAACGCCTTTTCAGTAATTTCAGTAAATAAAGGCGCTTTTACATTTTGTACATTATTCTTTTTTATATTATTAATATTATTATATTTATATATAACCTTGCGCTTTTCGTCAATAGGGGTATTGATTTTTTCGTCAATAGGTATTGCGCTTTTCGTCAATAGGGTAGAAATGTAAATTCTTCTCTCCTTTATGTTCTTTGTGCCCTTTTCATAAATCATTTTTATTTTTAGAAATTGATTCTTTTCTAAATTAGAAATCCATCTCGAAACAGTAGACTTTGAAACCTGGTAAAGTTGTGAAAAATACTCATTAGAGGCGTAACAATAGCCTTTTTCATTTGCCAAGGCGGTAAGTTCGCCATACATTAATTTTTCGTTAGCCTTTAAGTTTTTAGCGTATCTGACCTCTGCCGGTATTACGGCATAATAGTTTTTTTTGTTTTCCATTTTCAAAAAAATTTTTACAAATTTAGCTGATATTTTACTGAATCGCAAAATTTTCTTAATTCCTCGAAAATCTTTTTAAAATCTTCTAAAGAAATCTCACTATCCTCGTACTTGTGCCAAAGCAATTCAATCAATAGATCAAACTCAACTCTTGTAGATTCGCCAATGTAATTATAATTGACTGATTCTTCAATAGTTTTGCTTTGCGTGTATCTCACCTTTTGTAAATCAGGATTAAAATAAATAATTTTGTGCTTCATTTTTATACGCTTTTAAAATAATTATCAATAGTTTCTTTGCAATCGTCAAAGTTATTTAACCAAATAGCCTTCCAATTGCATTTTTCAAGCCATTTAAGCCATTCTTTTTGTTTTGGCGTTGGTTTGTTATACTTGTATTTTAATTCTATCGCTAAACCGCTTTTTTCTGCGTTTGGCGTAAAAATTAATAAATCCGGAATACCTGGCTTTGTGCCTAAATATTTTAATTTGTATTGTTCAAAAGGCGATCGCTTACCCTCATTCATTGGATGCGTAAAAATTGCGTTCGGATATTGCATCTGAATATAATTAATTACGGCCCTTTGGAGTAAATCCTCGCCTTTTAAATACTTTTGGTATGGGTTAGCTCTAGCCATTAAATTGCATTGTCTAAAACGCCAATTAAATGACGTATTTCTGAGCGCTCTAGTGTAAAAAAAATAATATTATTTTCCTTACAAATTTTAACCTTGTAATGATCTTTTTTTGATTTTTCAATTTTTATTTCTAATTTGTCCACAGTAAAGGTTTTTTTTCTTGGGTTAATGTTTCAGTTCTAACAATGTCCTCAGTCTCAAAATGAGCCAATTTTTTTTGTTCTTCTTTTTTATTTAAAAATTCTTCTCGCTTGTCTTTTAACTTGTTAATTTTAAAAAGTAAAATATTTATTTCGCTTTCAATATCTGTAATCAACACTTCTTGGTTTTCCATAAAAAAATTATTTTCAACCAGTTTGTAATTTTCTCTAAAATAAGGATCGTAGTTTAACAAATCTTTTGCGCTTTTAACGTGGTGAACTATTGTTGCGTGATTCATATTTAAAAACTTACCGACTTGCACATATCTAAATCCTTTGACCTCATAAAAAGCAATTAAGCAAAATATTTTTTTTGCATCAACAATCTCTCTGACTCTGCTTTTATCTTTTGGGTCTTTTTTTAAGTGTCTTATAATTAAGTTTCTTAGTAATTCTAATTGTTCAAACATATACTATTTTATAATATTAAACTTCCATCTTCAGAAAATTCATTCCAATTATAGCCTGAAACAATTCCGGTTTCTTTATAAATTTTCCAATCGCTAAACGCTCTTTTCCAACCCTTACGCCCTTGGTCAATCATTTCCTCACTTAATCCGTAAACCTCTACTGAGAAAGGATAATTAGTTTCAACTGCTATAAATCTAAAATTTTTAGCCGGTATTCCTAACATATCAGAATAAAATGCGCATTGTAAATGATAACCGTATTTGTAAACATCTCTTTTAAACGCTATTGGTGCATTGTCTTGGCACGTTTTAACGTCGCTTATAAAGTTTTCAACTCTGTTTAAGCAATCAGGCCTTACTCTAACTTGCAAACCCTCGTGTTCTAAATAATGCGACAATTCAATTTCGCCTTTGCAGTATTTTTGCGCTAAATCGTGATTTCTAAAGTTGTTAAGAATCGCAGTTATTTTTTGGTGATCATCAAATGCGACTAAGGATTTACCTTCCGCCTTTTCTTGCTCCATTGCAAATTGCTCTTTTCCCGCCTTTGTACGTCTGTCAATCTTTGGCATAACGTGAAAGTCTTT